GCAAGCCGCAATTCCTGCGACAGCAGGAAACCGTTCGCTCTGACGCTGGGTCGCCATCGAGGTGTGGGATTGGGTCGTTATCGGTGCACTTGCGCTACCGCGCTCTAAACCGTATGGCTCGTAGCCGCCGCGATTGTGCCAGCCGCGTGCCTGCAAGCCCAGGGATGATGCGCTTCGTCAAAAGCAATAGGCGCTCTTGGCTTCGCGGCTGTCGTGCCAAGCCAGCAGAGCCAAGAGCGTCCTTTATACTGTGTGTTGTGGAAAATTAACGTGACAACTTTTGCCTATTTCTTCTTCCCCTTGCAGTAGTAGCTGCTGCCGTCCTGCCGCTTGATTTTGTGTGAAAACCAATCTCCGCTGTTGTTGTGATGCGCCTGCATTTCGCAGTCGTGGACGTGGCACCAGTGCGTTTGTGCGCCGCCGTCCAGGTCCCCACCGCCGCTGATCTGCGCCGCTGGCGTTGCGGCTGGGCGCAATCCTTGCACTTCGTCCGCCACATCAAGTATCAATTGCTTGATCTCGTCCAACTTCTCCATAATCTCTTGCGCGGTGATTTTCGTCGACTGCTTTTGCGTGTCCATGATTCCTCTTCTTCGCGTGATTAGAATGCGCGACCCTCTGAAATTTTACTTGATCCGATGTGTCAACTTGCACTTGATCAGCGTGGGCAATTGCATCAGCCACGCGAGACGGATGCGGAGTTTGAGTTTCATCCCGCCATTTCCTCGGCGAGTTCTGCCTCTGCGAAATTCAACTCAATCATCTCTGCCCATGCCGTGCGCTCTTCGACGTAGACGGGTTCTGCTTCAAATTGCAAGCGTTCCCATTCTTCCAGCGTGTGCGCCCACTTGTCCGCTTGTGCCAGGCGTACGCGGTCTGTCTTCTCTGCCGAAAAGAATCCGCAATTGAATTCATCCACGGCGTCATCGAGGCTGATGTCTGCCGCGTTCTCTCTTAAGAATTCTTCTGGTGCATTGGCCAACACCGCGACTAGGTGCGCGTTTTGGCTTTGCCGAATTTCTGCGATGGTCTCAAGCAATGCGTCTTCAATGGCTTGCTTGAGTGCGTTGTCTGGGAATTGTTTTCGTGCTATAATCTGCTTGTCCATTTGGAGTCCTTTTCCCTTTGGATTTCCGCGCAAGTCGTGACACTTGCGCGGATGCTTTTTTGATTTAGATTGAGCCGTTCAGCCAGTGGACGCGCTCTGCTGCGCTCTCTGTGGTTTCGTGGTCAGATTCCGCAATCCATTCTCCTTGTGGATCGTAAAATCCCACGGTCCACAACCCCGGCTGTGACTTGATGTATACATACATTTTTTCTCACCCCCTTTACGAAAAGATTTTCAAACGAGAGATAATTGCTCTGAATTAATCTGCCACTGCCGCGCGCCGAGCGAACCCAGGACGCCTACGGCGTGAACCCACGAACCCGCACCGAGCGACGGCAAGGCGAACGACCCGCACGCGAACGCGAACACAGGCTTGCCACACGAGACCGCGTATTGGCACGTCTTGAACGTGCCGCGCGAATCTGCCGCACCGAAAAACGCGACGACTGCCTGACCCGCGTCCACGCACGCACAGGAGCGGAGCATGAGACGTGCCACGTATGGGATATCTTGCCGAATGTCCTTGACCGAAAATAACTTGACCACCAGCCCGAGCCGATGCAACTCTGTGACGCAGAGCGCGTCTGCCCCACGTGCGCAGCCGACCGCGAATGAGGAAATGCCCTCTTCCGCGAGCAACCGAATGACGCGTGAGACGAGCGGCGCGAAACGATTTGAGAGCGTGCGCGAACCTGTGAACGAGATGGCTGTGATTTGCATTTTTGTGTTCCTGTGTGAAATCTGAATGAAGTGTATCACTATGTATCAAAAGAGTCAAGGGGGTAACGGGCTTTTTCAACCTTAAATTTCCGACGCACCCAGGTTTTGGAAAATTCCGACACCCCCCATTTTAGATATTTTCCCCCGAGGAGAAGGCGCGGTTAAATAAAAAGTGTGGTAGTTGGGCGGGAGCGGCAAAGCCAAATTTGAATATGAGACAATCCCAGAAAAAAGAAAAATAGGAAAATGGGTGGTAGTATTAAAGGCGCAGTACTTGGGAGGGGACGGCAAAGACTAGGAACTCTAAAGGCGCGGGAGCGTGATGAGTTTACCGCAGCTGGGGCAACGTAATGAAACGGTCTTCCCCCCTGCTGGTTGTCTGCCGTAGTGTCTGTGGTAAATGTGGGGAAGTGTATTACGGTTCTCCACATTTTCCACAGGTTGACGCGGCGCGGCAAAGTTCGTGGGTCGCCACCGATGCGCTGGGTCGCGCTGTTATCGGTGCACTTGCGCTACTGCGCTTTAAACCCGCGCAGTCCGCGAAACCAGAAGGGAGGAACGGAATGAATGGTTTTGCGGTCTGCGCTCTTGGTCTGGTGTTGCACTTTTGATACCTGCGGCACGGTGAAAAATGTATTTGCACTATCCATTTTTCACTGTGCCGCTCTTGCTCGTCATCGAATCCCCCGCCCTTCGCGCTTGCGCGCCCGCTTTTGACCTTCCGCGTAATCGCGTCTTCGTCTTTCGCAGTCCGAGCACTTTTTTGATCTGCGTCCCAGGTTTTGATCTGCGGATCTTCTTCCCACAGATTCAAGCCATCGGGGCACTTGGTTTATCCCGCTGGTTTTCTGCCCGCCACCGTTCTATGAGTGGCGGTCTGGGTCGTAAGCCACGTGACGCCGCGATCGCTGCGGGATCGCCACCCGCCTATGTTCGGGCTGAACCGAATGCACGTGCTTGAGTAATTGCCTGGGTTGCGGTATAATGGCGCTATGCCAATCTTCGAAGATGCGCTGGAGCGCAATCACCCTGCCGATCTCGCCGCTGAGCTGGCGGCTTTGGCGCGCGCGCGCTACAGCGTGCTGATCGCTCCGCGTGTGACCCCTTACGGGGTGATGTTGTGCGATGTGACGATTGCCCCGCTGACCCTGGGAATGGGAACGCGCACCGATGAAATAACCGATGCGCGTCCTGTTCAAGTAATTCGCCTTACGCTCGATCTCGTCGCGCCTCTGCAAAACTTTGCCGACGAACTGCGCGATGCGCGGGTCCTGCTCCTGATGGGGTTGTGATCTCCATTCATTCTGTTTTCTTTGGTTCGTTGCGCTTGACTGGTAAGAAAGCCATTTTACCCATTTCGCGAATCCACTCGATTACTTCGGGATCGTTTTCTAGGGTTTTGATTGCGTCTCTGTCATAGGGATGTGCGCCGAATCCTGTAAGTTCCTGGTAGTGCACGATCAACGATCCTGGTTTGATGAGTAACTGTAATGATGGGTCTCTGGGTTCTGCCATTTTGTTCTCCTCTTATGGATGGGGCGTTGAAAACCACTTTTCAAAAAACTTGAGCGCGCTGTCGTAGGGTGTGTGAAAGTAATTGACCCCGTCAAATTCTTTGCGTCGCTCCACGATCTGCTTGATGATGTCCACCATATCTTTCTTGCTTACGCCTCCTCGAATCGCGATACATTGATTGCCCTCGGGATCGTGCCATTCATCGAACAACCAATAGTTTTTTCCGCAATCGCTGGTGGGATAGCCGATGAGATCCCCCGCGCTAGGCTGTGCCCACATTTGCTGCATCAGCATCAGCGCTGCGATGAGCAATGCGCCTAGCAAGAGTTGCGCGGTTGTGTTGGATTGCTGTCGTGTTCTCATTCTCATTTCCCCACTGAATGGCTACCGTGAATTGCCAACCACTCTTCGTTACTGATCTCGCTGTCTTCCTCTTTGGGACCCTCGCTTGCAATTCCGATTCCCCAGTTGCAAACGATGATGCCGAGTTGAACGTTGAGCATAAAGTGCGTGAGCAATCCGATGAGCGTAAAGTTTCCCAGTCGGATCGAGATCGGTTGTTCCCAGTCGTCGTCGTGTTCTAAAAGTAGGTGGATCATTTTTGTTTTCTCCCTGATTTGATTTTCCGTCTCAGTGTCGATTTTCGTTTTAACTCCGTGCGCTTCTTCTTCCGCGCTCTGGCATCTTTCCGCCTCCGTTTCTTCAACCACAGTTTTTTGCAATCGTTTCGCTCAACCTGGGTCGTGCCGCAATACACTTGATTGGCTGACCCGAAAAAGTTCGCGAGCCGATGCCCTCTGCATTTGCGGGTGCGTGTGCTCGCCTTCGTCAACATCGGAATTTTGAAACGTGAGAGCACGACGCGCTGTGCCTCTACGATCTTCTTCTGCCCTTCTCCTTTCTCTTCACGCAACTTGTAAAATGCGCGAATGATGTTCGGGGATGCCTGCTTGGATCCGCCCTCGATGTGTTTGATCGATGAGATATGAAACGGTCGCGCGCGCCCGATCACGTGACCCAGTTCGCGCTCAAACTCTCTGGCACTCCATCCGTGACCGTTCCGAAATCGCTTGAATTCCTCTCGCGTCGGACAATGCATCCAGAGCCATTGAGAGCGGTTTTCGATATTTTTGACCATAGATGCCTCGGCTTGTTTTTTGACCATTTGACCCCTAGTGCCTACCTAGTGCCTTTTCGTTCTGCGACGCCGATTTTGCCGAATTTGCCTCTTGCCGCGCTTTCAGTTCCGCGCCTGTCAAAATGACCCCAATTTTGACTCCAAACGCCCACAGATAGATCAGGGCGCCGACGCTGAAAAAGACACAAGCGAACATTTTGTAGCAGGTGAGAAAGACGCTATCCCAGTTCATTTGCTGTTCCCGAACAATTGCAGTTGCAAAATATTTCTCTCGGCTTGTTCCTGTTCTTTTGCGAATTGTTCCAGCAATCCGTCGAGAAGTTTTTCCGCAATCTTGGATTCGACGAGTGCGGATTGCGTTTTCGTTTTTGGATTGTAGTATTTCTTTTGGGCAATCCGAACGACGAGGGCTTGCTGGGCAATGTGGTGCAATAGGGTGTTGTGCATTTTGCTCCTTATTTCCTCACGTGCACGACGTTGCCGACGATTTCAAATTCGGCGCGGCGGGCGGAATGTTTGATGAGATATCTTTTCGCGGTTTCAATGCTGATGTTCAACTCGAAGGCCGCTTCCTGCATCGCGGTCGTGATGTGCAAACTTTCTTTGCTGGCTAGCTCTGCAATCAACTCTACAAATCTTTCTTCTGCGGCTGAATTGAAGGCGACGATGTCGAGTGATTTCAGCGCGTCGAGGTCTCGGGCTGGGGCAGGGGCTGCGGGTAGGGGCGAAGGCGCGGGCGCGACGTGGGCTTGAACCGAGGCGTCAAGCTTGGGTGGCGCGTGATGTCCATTGCCGTTGGTCTTTGTCGGGTCGGGGAACGGGTTGTAAGCAAGTTCGCGCACGCTCTCGGATGGGATCGGAGAGCCTCTATTAATAAGAGAATGTGTGCGTGGTCGTGTCTGTGTGTGTGTGTGTGGCTTTTTACGATTCACCTCTGCTCCTATTGTTTCAAGTTGGCAAACGTGATTTAATGCCTTTGGACAAACTTCTTTGCATCACGCTAATGGCAGGTGCTCCATGCTACTCTCTGAACTGCTTTCGCAATTCTTGGTTGATCGCTCGCGTCGCTGTGTGCCGCGCATTGTGGAATGGTATCGATCTCATCTCAAAATGTTTATCGCCTTTCTGTTTGAGCGGGATGCGGTGCACGTGCACGCTGTAACCCAGGAACTATTTGAGTTGTTCATTGCCGATCTGCGTCAGCGTGAATGTCGAAACCGAAAAGGGAAACTCTCGCCGGTTACGATCCGCCAACGGGTGATCGCGATAAAAACGCTTTTTGCTTGGGCGAAGCAGATGGGAATTGTGAATATTGATCCGTGTGTGGCGGTGGCGAATCCGCTGCGCGGCCGTCGCTTGCCTAAAGCGTTGTCGCCTGACCAAATCAAAAAACTGCTCAGTGTGGAGATGAGCAGTCGGGAATGCGCGATTATTTTCTTGTTCTTGGATTCAGGCTTGCGGTTGTCAGAGCTGGCAGGGTTGGAGCTCGCCGACGTCGACGTGGCTCGTGGGCTGGCGCGCGTGCGGCACGGCAAGGGCGACAAGGAAGGCTGGGTCGTGTTTGGAGATCGCACGAGCGCGGCGCTCGAAGCGTGGGCTGTGGAACGTGCGCGACTCAACGGGCATTGTGCTGCGCTTTTTATTGGCGAACAAGGCGCACTCACATCGAGCGGAGTTTATCAGCTGGTGAAGGATGTCGCGCGAAGGGCAGGGCTGGGGGATTGCGTGGCGCCGCACAAATTGCGGCATTCGTTTGCCACGGAATATCTGAACGCGGGCGGATCGATCTTCTATCTCAAAGAACTGATGCGGCACACGGATATTCGCACGACGATGATCTATGTTAGCGTGTCGTTGGAACATCTACGGTTACAGCACCAGCGTTTTTCTCCGATCAATCGGATCATCAGCCAGTGACGGGTTCGATCCCCGTCGCTCCCGCTGGGGTCTGTGCTTGAGTTTTCCCGACTCGGTTGTAAAAGTGCAGATCTCTCTCGGCTGGTGTGCGGCTGGCAAGAGCCGCACACCAGCTTACTTTGCTTTTGTCGTGGCGTCTGGCTCAGCGAGCCACTGCCTCAGACCTTGCTCAACGATGAAAGCAAATGGGACGGATGATCCGTCGCGTTTTTTCCTGACTTCATTGGCGGCGCGGTATTTTTTCCATAGCTCCTGGTCGACCGTGACGTTGCGGCGAATTTTCTTTGCTTTTGACATTTTGTCTCCTTGTGTGTTAGAGTGTATCATAATGAATCAAAAAAGTCAAGCCCCAATTTTGCGCGCTGTGCGTCTCTATCCCGCCCCCCAAATCACGCCTGAGCTTGACGATGCGTTTGCTGAGTTGTGGCGTGAACTTTCGTCTCCACCGGTGCTGCGGGCAATCGCGCTGCCTCTGTTGGCGCACCTGCTCGGCTTGATCTAAATCCGCTTGACTTTTGCAACTGCTTCGGTTACAATTTGAGTAATGACGAAAATAGTGCAAGACGTTGTGCTGTCGGTCATAGAGCATCTGCTCAAGATGCCGAACTTTCGCGGCTCGGTGATTTTCATTTTCGACATTGATGCATCGACTGGAAGCGTCAAAGCGAAAACGCGAGTGATGCCACTCTTGGAAATCTCCTGACTCCTGCCGCACGTTGAAAAATCACACGGCGATTCTCTGAAAAGAGAGTCGCCGTTTTTATTCCATCATGAATCTTGACCATCTCGTGCTCGATTACGCGTTGAACGATCCGACCGCCTCGCGCGCTGTGCTCGCGCTGGGCGCGTGCCTGCTCGCGTTCGCGTTGATCTCGTTTGCCTTTCTGATGTACGAGCTTCGGCACGCACAGGATGAGCCGCTTGAGTGAACAGGGCGTCGATTCTCGAATAGCCGTTCTTGAGGAATGGAAAAAAGAGCACTCGGGTCTTTCGATCCATCCAGGCGCCTTGGGGCAATTGCAAGACATGCGCACGCAGATGTATGACTTGCGTTTAGAGTTCGCTGCTGATTTGGCTACGATACGCATTGAAGTGCGGGTGCTCCAATCCAAGGTCGCAATGTATGCGGCTCTCGGCGCGATCGGCGGCTCGCTCGCCATCAATCTTTTACTTCGCTTTCTCAAGATCTAACCCCTCACTTACGCCTAAGCGCACTCTAACGGTGGGGGGGCAAAGACCCCAAGGAGGTTAACATGAACGATAATTTTTCTGCGATTCTCGCGCTGTTCGGATTGGCGTTGTCGTTTCTGACGGGCGGACAAGCGGCTCTCTGGCTGGACAAGATTCCTCAGTGGAAAGCCTGGGACTCTCCGTTCAAAGCGTATGCCGCTTTCATCTTGATTGGCGTTGTCGGCGCGGCGCTCGTGGTTCTCCAGAACGCGGAAGCGTTGCCGCAATTCTTTGCGGGCCTGCCGCCTGCTGTCCAGATTGGGTTGGTGTGGCTCGCGAACTATTTCGGATCGCAGTTCACGCACAAGCTGGATAAAGTGGCGTCGCCTGCCGCGCTCAATGGGCACCGCGAATGAAGTGGCGTTAATTGATTATTCAATTCTTTTTCAATTATGAAAAAGAAAGATGGGCGCGCCACGAATGGTGGCAAGCGTTCTCATGCGGGTCGCAAATCCGACAAGCAGTTGAACGATCTGCATTCGATGATGGATGCCGTTGTCCCCATCAAGCAACAAAAGCGAATCATTGCGAATCTGGCTTTGATGGCGGCAACTGACTCGCTCGCGGCGTATCGCTTTCTCACGTTGCGTTACGGACTGCCGACCCAGCGTGTCGAAACCGATTCGCTCATTCTGATCAACCTTGGGAAATGAAGGATGACCGCTCGATCAACTGGTCTGAACTCTCGCATTTCTTTCCTGCGCAAAACAACGCCACCGCGATTGCCAGTGCGCACCGCTTCACGCTCTATGGCGGAACGCGTGGTCCGGGCAAATCCTATTGGTTGCGTTGGTATCTCTTGCGCCGCCTCTTGGAATTTGGTGGACGGGGTCTCGTCGGCGTCCGCGTCGGTTTGTTCTGTGAAGACTATCCTTCGCTCAAAGATCGGCAAGTCAGCAAGATCGCAACCGAATTCCCTGCGTGGCTCGGGTCCCTGCGCGAATCCAAGAGTGAAGGACTGGCGTTTCATCTCGCTCCCGCGTATGGTTCTGGCATTCTTGCGCTCCGCAATCTGGACGATGCGACTAAATATCAATCTGCCGAATTTGCGATTATCGCGATTGACGAACTCACCAAGAATCGCGAGAACACGTTTCACGTCCTGCGCGGTTCGCTCCGCTGGCCAGGCGTTGCGGACACGCAATTCATCGCGGCAAGTAATAGTAATGGCCTGGGTCGCGAATGGGTGCGCCGATTTTGGATTGAAAAAGATTTCTCTGCGCGTCCTGAGCTGGCTCCCATCGCTTCTCAATTCTGCTACATCAAAGCCAGTCCGCGCGACAATCCACATTTGGCACCCAGTTACTGGGACGACCTCAACACGCTGCCCGAACATCTGCGTCGCTCCTGGCGTGATGGCGATTGGTTCGTCCCCAATCTCGGCGTGGTCTATGATGATTTCTCAGATGCCAATATTACGATGGTTGATGTGGATCCGCGCCTGCCGTTCGACGTGGCCGTGGATGATGGCTATGTGGATCCGCGCGCGATTCTCTTCATTCAAAAGCAAGGGGCGCGGGTTCTGGTGTTTGACGAGATTTATCACACGCACCATCTGCCCGAAGTGTGTGTCCGTGAAATGCTTGAACGCTGTGCGGCGCACGGCTGGCCGCGTCCACGTGCCGCGACCCGCTCGCATGAAGCTCCCGAGCTCGCCGCGCGTCTTAAGAGGTTCAACATTCCGTCCTTGGGCGGCGTCGTCCCGGTTCGGGATGGCATTGATTTCGTGCGTTCGCTCGTGCTCGATGGACAGGGTGTGCGCACGCTCTTCGTGCATCGCCGTTGCGAAAACTTCATCCGCGAACTGATTGAGGGCTATCACTATGACGACCGTCTCAATTCGGAAGAGCCAGTGGATGAAGCCAATCACGCTTGCGATGCGTTCAAGAATTATGCCTGGCAACGGATTCGGAAGGGGACCCCACAAAAAGCCGCGCAATCAGATCGGAGCAAGTTTGGGCGAAAGCATGAGGTGGCCATCCCCGCGCGGAGTGACGAGGAAATCGAGGGTTTGTTGAATGGATGAAAAAAGGCGTCTGGCATTGGCGTTGTGATCATGAGCAAATGAAAAGTATTTTTGACCAGCCCGAATTCAAGCCCTACCAAGCGACCTGGAATGCTCGACAATCCCAGTTTCGCGTGCGCGCCTCGTATGCGGACGGCTCGATTTATCAGAATTTGAACTGGCTCGTTCGCGGCCTGCCATTGCCCGCGACGAACGGCATTAAGGCGCTTTATCTGCCGCTCAAGCGCGCGGTCAATATTGACGCGGGGATTGTGCCGAATGGCTGGGCGCTTGATCCCGCAATGCCTGCCGCGTTGACGGCTGCGCGCGACAAAGTTTTTGATGGGTCGCGCTGGCGTCGGGATGGACAGCTTTACGTTCATCACGGCGCGTTGTTCGGCAACGTTGGTTTGCGTGTCTCGGATTTGCGTGCGGATCAGCGCATTATTATTTCTCCCGTCTCGCCGCTCAATTTCATGCTGGCGAAGGTGAATCTCTATTCAGACCAAGCCGCGCTTGCCTTTTTTGTGGAGACGCGCCAAAACGAGCAAGGCAAAGATTTCGAATATGCGGAGGTGATTACATCTATGTTTGTTGAGACCTTTGCCGATGGCGAACCGCGAGGATTTGCGGATCGTGAATCGCGGTATGCGAACGCGCTTGGCGAAGTGCCTTTCGTCGAGGTCGTGCATTCTGCGAATGGCACGGCGATTGGTGATTGCTGCTTTCAAGACTCGATTGTGCTGCTCGACAACCTGAACGCCATCGCGACGAATTTGGCGAACGTCACGTCTGACTTGTCTGATCCACAATGGGCGGTGGTTGGCGTTGACGATGGTGACTTGAAAAAAGGCGGCGGCAATATTTGGTATTTACCGCCCGGGGCGGACGTCAAGGTGTTGGTCCCGAATGTGGACATTGCGGGTCTCGTGTCCTTCATTGAAATGCTGAGCAAGCAGGTCGAAAAATCCCTGCCCGAACTCGCCTTTGATGAGATTACTGCCAAGACGGCGATTGCCACGAGCACCGTTGAATTGCAATTGCTCGAATTGATCTTGACGATTCAGCGTGTCCGCCCGAACTATGACGCGGGTCTCGTTGCGGCTCTGCGAATTGCAGGACGCGCCGCCAAGACGATGAACCTTTCCGATATTTCTATTCTCGATGATCCTGCGCTGGCGCTCGATGCCAAGCGTGAGATTTTGCCGCTGTCCGATTTGCGGCAAGCACAGATTGATAAGCCTGTGCCCACTCCAATCGCTTCGCCTGCGTTAAAGGCGTAGGAGGTTAAAATGTCCGATCTCGATCCGATTCCTTATGAGCGTTTCAAAGAGGTCAATGACAAGCTGGCTGCCACTGTCGCCGAGCTTGCCGATGCCAAGAAACTGCTCGAATCTGCCGCTGTTGATCGCGCGGCGTTGGCGAAAGCCAAAGAAGATCTGACGCGAGTTACCCAAGAAATTTCCGAGAAAAATCTTTTGCTCGAAAAAGGAAAAATAACCGCGTCGGAACTTGAAACGTCGGTTATCGCGCTAAAGACGGCTAATCGCGATATGTTGCGGTTGCGGGTTGCCGTCAAGCATGGGCTGCCGCTTGATCTGGCAGATCGCTTGAACGGCGATGATGAAGCGGCGCTCAGCGTGGACGCGGTGAAAGTGGCGGCGTTCTTGAAGCCACTCACTCCCGGGGTTCCTCCGCCCACGAATGGCGGAACGCCTGCCGCGCCGCTGAACATCAAGGAGATGACGCCCGGGCAGATTCGCGAGAATGAATCAAAACTGCTCGCGGCGGCGCTCAAGAAATAGCTTTTTGCGTGGTCGTGTCGTTGCACGTAAAAATCGAAGCCACGAAACAAACCCAACCAACCTATAAGGAGGTTCAACATGGCTGGAAACATTCGAATCAATGAAGTGGACGACACCATCCCTACGATTGTGGCGGCGAAGGTGTTGGAGTATATCCAAGCCAACACCGTGCTCGTGCAACTCGTGCGTCGCGATTTTGACAACGAAGTCGCGCAGGCGGGCAATGTCGTCAAGATTGGCACGCCTGGCACGATGGTTGCCAACGACAAAACCGCGGGGTCGGCGATCACGCTCAATCAGGCGGCGGACAGTGCGATCTCCGTGACGCTGAACAAACACAAAGAGTCGTCCTTTCTGCTGGAAGACCCCGCGAAGATGTTTGCGAAGCCCGATTGGTTCGACATCTATCTGCGGCAATCGATTGCCGTGATTGCCGAGCAAATGGACGCCGATCTCGCCGCACTCTATAGCGGCTTTTCGCAGACGATTGACGCGACGGGGGCGAACGGACCGCTCGACGGTGACGATTTCCGCGAAGCGCGGCGTCTGCTTTCGCGCGCCAAAGCGCCTGCGACCGACCGTCACGCGGTGCTCCATCCCGACGCGGAATACTATGCGTCGAGCATCGAGAATATCATCAACAGCGCGTATGCCGCTACGCTCGGCGGCGCGGCGCGCGAGGCGTATATCACGAACGCGTTTGGCTTCAAGGTCTTCACCGACCAGCAAATCACAGTCGCTTCGTCCGTGGACGAAAACATGTTCTTCCATCGCGACGCGATGATCCTCGTCACGCGTCCGATGGCACAAGCGCCCGATGGTATGGGCGTCAAGCAGTCTGTCATGAGCGAAAACGGCATCGGGCTGCGCGTGACCGTGTCGTATTCGCATCTGTATCTCGGGTTGATTTGCACCGTAGACATTCTCTACGGTGTCGCTGAAGGACGCGACAATCATGGCGTCGTCGTGCAAACAACTGCGATTTCGTAACCCCGATCCAAACCCTCCCCCGCTTTGCAGGGGAGGGAATTTCCAAGGAGGCAAAACATGCCATTGACTAAAGCTAAACTAGCGACGCCCGATGTTAAAGCGCCGAAAGTCGCTTCGGCGTCTGCGCCCCCGCCTAAAAAAGGCGAATGGTTTCAGATCGTCAACCCAGGCGGCGCGGTGCATACGGTGAGCCGTGCCTTGGCGAAAGAACTACTCGGCAAGGTTGGCTATCGTCTTGCGACCACTGCCGAGGTCAAGCAACTGGCTGACCAAAAAGGACATCAAGAATCGAGTGCGCCGATAGCCGCGCGCTTTACTCCACTGCCGTCCGAGGAAGTGGAACTAGGAGAACCCGATGAGAAATAAGATTTTCGTGGGTGTCTTGATCGCTGCGGCGTTCGGGACCCTCTTTCTCTTCATGGCGTCGCAGATTCCCGTAACCACTCCCGATTCGAATCAACCGCAAGTGTTTGGCACAACGACGCCCGTTCCTACGGGTGGCGGAGTCACGATCCAGAAGCGGTTTGCAGTGTGGTTTCCTGCGCCTGCGATTTCCGTGACGAACGGCATCACGAATCTTTTGCCTGTGACGAGCATTCAACCGCTTACAAGTTCGGGCACGGTCACGGTGACGAGTTTGCTGACGAACACGCTCAATGTGCCGCGCGGTGCGATGGTGTATTTCTACAATACCAGCGCGACGTCTATCATCTTTACGAATGGCACGTATCTGGTGCTGCCGTCCGCGTCGAATCTCACGCTTGGAATTAATGACGGTGTGACGCTCTGGTTCGATGGCACGAAGTGGATCGCGTTTGCGAGCGTCAATAATTAACAGCCGGTGGGTTGCTGGTTGACGTGGGGCGTCCTGCGCCTCTTCTTCTCCTCGTAGGACGCCCCGATACCTGCATTGCCTTGTCATAATGATTTCACTTGCAACAATTCGTATTGTTGCAAGTGTGTTTGGAGGAAGAATGGCTCTCTCGTCCCTGACGCTCACCACTTTCGAAGCGCGCGTGGCGGCTCTGCTGAACGATTCCGCGCACACGCCTTTTCCCTTGGCGCAGATAGACCAATCCACCCTGCAAGCCTTGGAGGAATATAATCGCGCCTCGCGCAATCCTGACACTCAGATCGTCCCGAATCAAGCGAACGGCACGCTGACGCCAACCGCGAACGCGCGCGAATGGTCGCTGTCCTCACTGACTGGCTTTCTCGAACTCGATGATGGCGATGATCGCGGCACGGTGTGGTTTCCTTACACCGCGGCCGCGCCTGAGAATCCGCCCAATCGGGTCAACGGTTACGTGTTGTGGAGCGCGGGCGTCCCTGCCTTCTTCCTCACGTCGCCCGCGCTGCCGAATGGAACGAATGTTGCGCGCTTTTTCTATCTCAAAGCGCACACGCTCAACGGTCTCAACTCTGAGACTGTGACGACTTTCCAAGCCGTCGACGAAAATATTCTCGTTGAGGGCGCGTGTGGCTTTGCGTGTTTGACGCGCGCGATTGATCTCAGTGAGACGGCGGCAAACATGGTTTACTCGACGCCGAACTATGCTATCCTCGCGAAGCGTTTCCTGGCTCATTTTCGGGAGGCGCTGGCGCTGCGCAGCGTGGCGCACTTCAAGCCGCTACTGCGCTCTGCGTCTTCCTCGTCCTGGTATGATCCAAGCAAGCTGGGATTTGGCTGATGCCAGTGAGATCGCGCCGTCCGTCGCGCAACTTGCGTCGCAAGCCCGCGCCCGATAAAGACGATGAATTTCCGCGACCCGGGAGGGTCTCCTTCAATGAATTCGTCACGAACGTCACGTCTGACTCGCGACCCTATTTGTCTTATGTCGCCCTGTTGACTCAAAATGGAACGAATGCGCCCGTGTCAACGGTGTTGGAGAATACACTTGGCGGAACTGTGGTTTGGAGTTATGAGGGCGCAGGTGTTTATTCGGCAACTCTTGTAGGTGCGTTTTTGGAAACAACAACCTTTTTGCTGCATGGGGGGAACCCCAATTCCAACGCAGAAATTTTGTTTCATCGCGTCTCTGATGACGTGATTAGGGCGAATAGCTTTAGCGGCTATGGTGGCGTAGGAGGAAATAATTTGATTACTGGGGATTCGTTTGAGATTCGTGTTTATGGTGTTTCGGTTCCGCCGCCTCCCACTACACATCATTTGATTGGACTGCTTTCTCCCATCACGTACGCGAATTAAGGAGTTTGTATGGCTACTGGCAAAATCACTGTTGACGAAGGCACAGCTACAAATCTTGCGACGAACACGATCACTGAAGATGCGTTGACAAAGCATCTCCAACGGGCGGTCCCCAGCACATCGGCGGGCGCGGAGATCCTGCCTGCGCTCGATGCTTCAGTGGGTGCTCTCACCGAAACCGCGCCTGCCACCGATACGGCATCGAGCGGATTGAATGGACGTTTGCAACGAATCGCGCAGAGAATTACTTCTCTGATCGCGCTTGTTCCCGCGGCGCTCGACGGCTCGGGCTATTTCAAAGTTCACGAGCAAGGCACGGCGACTGTGAGCGGGACGGTCACGGCGAACGCTGGAACGAATCTAAACACCTCGGCTCTCGCGACTGAAGCGACCTTGGATGCGCGTACGGGTGCTCTCACCGAAACCGCGCCTGCCACCGATACGGCATCGAGTGGATTGAATGGACGTCTGCAACGGATCGCGCAGCGCCTGACGACCTTGCTTGCCGTTTTTCCTACGACGATCGATGTGAATAGCGGCAACAAAAGCGCCAGCACTCTGCGCGTTGTTATCGCGACTGATCAGCCCGCGCTCACAAATAAATTGCTCGTCACGCCCGATTCGGTCGCTTTGCCCGCGAATCAATCGGTGAACGTTGCGCAAGTCAACGGAGTGACGCCGCTCATGGGTGCGGGCAACGCAGGCACTGGCTCGCCGCGGGTCACGATCGCGACGGACCAGGTCGTGATTCCCGTTACGGTGACGCCGCCGACTTCGGGCGGACTGGCCGTCCTCAATGCCACGTCGAGCGATGGCGCGACGGCGCTGACCGCCACGGCTCAGGTCATCAAAGCATCGGCGGGGCAAGTGTTTGGATGGTTTATCTACAATCCCAACACTTCGGCCGTGTTCGTGCAATTCTACAATACCGCTGCGGCTTCGGTGACGGTCGGCACGACGAACCCACTTTTCATGATCACGATTCCGCCGCTTGCCGCCGCGAACGTTCTGGGCGAATCGGGCATCGCGTTCAGTAATGCTGGTTTTTCGTGCGCGGCTACGAGCACGGCAGGCGGTGCGGGCGCGCCCACGACCGCGCTCGACGCGAACATATTCTACAAATGATCGAGGTCATCCTATGATTGCCTGGTTTATCGTTCCCTACAAAAGACGAAGCGATCCCGGTGAAATCATCCGCTATTGCGCGATGGATGATTTCACGACCCAAATCAATGCGGACGGCGGCAGTTGGTCAGAGAGCGAAGTGCTGGGCGACCAGGCAGTCGTCAAAGTCAATGCGAGCGCGGGAACGCTCACGACGATTGCGGGCACGGCTGGATTCCAGCGCATCCCGAATCATATCGCGCTCACGGACACACTGGGTGATTTAACAACGGCGCAGCGCAATGCGATTGTCAGTCGCTTGCAATCGGCAGGATATACGCTGACAGAAATACGGACGGTTATGCCATCGGGTGGATGGGCAAGCGTGACCCTGGCACAGGTTTTGCGGTTTTTCTCATCGCGGCGATTGAAACCGCGTTACGATGCCGCAACGGATACGATTTTTATAGATGGGATCGTGCAATCCTGCCGACCCATTGAGCACGTAGACGCGAGCGTGTAATGGGATTTCCTAATACTCCGATTCTTGACCTGTTTAATCGAGCGGACGAGAATCCGCTGGCGGGCAATTGGACCTGTCCTTTAATAACGGGTGAAGGAAATTTGCAAATTGTCTCGAATGTCGTCGCGCCTGTCACGGACAACACGAATTGCAATGGCTACTATAGCGCGAAGCAATTTTCTGTAGCGCCTGGAATGCTGGAGATTTTCTGCACGATCGCGGTAAAGCCTGAAGACACGCGGCGCTTTTCGGTGAATTTTAGCCAGAATCCAGCGACCGCGAGTCATGATGGCTATACGGGATTTTGGTTTGCGGCGGCGGGCACTGACACGCAGATTATTTATCGGAGAGATAATACGGTCGTTACCCAGTTGGGGGCGACTCAAAATAATGAATTTGCCGTGAATGACGTCGTTGGTATGCGCCTTGATTTGGCTGGAAATGTCACACTTTACCAGAATGGCACCGCGCTTTACACGCAGACGGACACGACCTATACAGGTCTTTTTTATTTGGCGATCAACATCAAGAATCTCGTTGCTGCCACGAGTGGCAAGCTCGATAGTTTTGGCGGCGGCGGTTTTCCGATGGGAGAATTGGCGTTGCTGGGAGTGGGCTAGTCCTCAAGCTTGGGCGAGCGACGTGTCTCGGTCTTTCCTGCGAAAAAAACAGGTTGCTGTCTGGGCTTGAAGCAATCTGTTTTTTTCGCATCTTGCATTTGCACGACGGAAAAATGTCAGTTGTCTGCACTTGAAGCTGTCTTTTTTCCGTCTTCGGGAGTCTTCGCGGTGCGCTGGGTGGGTGGGGCAAGCCGCAATTCCTGCGACAGCAGGAAACCGTTCGCTCTGACGCTGGGTCGCCATCGAGGTGTGGGATTGGGTCGTTATCGGTGCACTTGCGCTACCGCGCTCTAAACCGTATGGCTCGTAGC